GATGGTGGTTTAGTATTCTACACTGGTCTTAACAGTAATGGTGACCTATACATTGGTAACCGTAAGATTGATGCTATCACTGGTGAAGAAATATTCCTAGAGTCTGCATCACTTGTTGGATCTGATGATGAAGATGATGCAGTAGGAAATCTAGTTACTACATTTGATACTCCTGTTACATTTAATGAGTACATTACAGTCAATGGTGGTGAAAATGGTGATCAAACAAGCACCTTCAACGCACCTGTAACTATCAATGTTGGTGCTGATGTAAGAGATCAAACTTTAGGTTTACCAAATGTAGGTGTTCTATCTTCATTAAAGGTTGTATCTAATGTATCATCCACTAAAGATGATTCAAGTCTTGATAGGACTGCAATGACAAAGAATCGCCAGACTAATGGTGATATTCTAATTGCAGGTAATAGAGTGACAGCTGGTGTATTCCAGTTTAACCAACGTGGGTCACTTGGATCTGGTCAAGGATACAAGATTCAAACACATTCTGTTGCGTCTGTTGCATCTAACATCACTCCTGATCAAGATGGAACTTATGATGCATCACAGGTTGTTGCTTATGGTTCAGCAGGTGCTCCATTAACTGGAGACATTCTTCTTAAGGGTGAGTCTGTAGGAAATAGTGGTTCACTTGGTTGGATATTCTCTAACTCGTTCACAACTATTACATCTCAAATTGAGAAGTTTATATTTAATTCTACCAGAACTATCACTATCAAGTGGAAGTCAGGTGTTACAAATGGAAATGTTATAACTGGTGGACTAATTGCTGGTCAAGAAATTAAGTTATCAGGATTATCTGAGAATAAACTTAATGGAACTTTCCTAATCAATACTGGATTTACTAGTGGTAATGACACATGTACGTTTAGTATTTCTGCAAATGATACTATTTCAGCTGGTGAGTTGATATTCAACAATACTAACACACCAAGTGCTATAGTAAAACTTGCAAATGCTTCTTGGAAGGAAGTTGGTGTACTTGGTGCTCAGACAATCAGAACTGATACTCAGAAGATTGGTGAGTTTAAGATTGGTATTAACACTGTTGCTCGTGCTGCTCATGTTGATTATGCAGACGCATTTGTATCTGCTGCAACTGATCCTCTTGCTAACTTAGATGTTGTTGGTACTGCATGGATTAGTGGTAAGACTATTGAAAACTTTGCTGCTCATTCAACATATGCAGCAAGAACTCAGACTGCTCAAGATCATGCATTCATGGTTGGTGGTGATAGTTCTGCTCCACAAACAGCAGCAACATTTAGAGTTTCTACTACAAATAATGGAAGAGTTGGTATTAATACAACTCTAGCAAACATGAACAGTGCATTAACTGTTACTGGAACTTCTGAATTTACTGCTAGTGCTATATTCCAAGATGATATATCAGTCAATGGTGGTGGAGCTGGTACTGCTAATAGTGCTGATATTAATACAACCATTACTGATGGTACAGCAACATTATTCAATAACAATACATTTGTCGGTCTAACAACTGGAGCCAGACCAACTCAAGGTCTATTAATTGGTGGATCTGCAAGAAATATTGAAATTGGTAATGTAACAACTGGATCACAAAATATCAAGATTGGTAATACAAGTGGTGATAGTGAGATTACTATTGGTGATAGTATTGATGGAACAAATACTAATAAGTCTAAGTTAACTCTTGGTGGTGCATTTGCAAGCACTGAATCTGACTCCTTCGTACAGATTGATACTAAGGCACTTAAGACTGCTGGTGATGTAATACTTGGTACAAGAAGAGGACTAACTGATACTACTAAGTTTGAATCTCCATCTGGAACTGTTGAATTCTTATCTGGTAATAGTGCAACAAGCATTGTAGACTTTGCTACAAACGCTTCTACATTAAGAATTGCTGGTCAAGGTGGTACTACAACAATTAGAAACAACCTAGTTGTTGATGCTACATCTAGATTTAATGCTGATGTAACACTGTGTGGTGGTAATGCTTCTTACTCCTTCGTTGGACGTAGAGCACAAGCTGGTTCTACAATTCAGAGTCATACAAGTGGAGTTCTTGGTAACAATCTTTATGATAATAATGTAGATCTAATTACTGTTTTAGTTTCTAATGCTGCTACGGGTGAACTTAATAAGATTGACACAGCTGGTTCTGGTGATTGGGGTGGAACTTCATATCAACAAACTCCTACTGGTCAGAGTGTTGCTACATTCCCAGTATTAACAGGAGACAAGTACTACTTACCACTTAAGAGAACTCCTTATGATGCAAATGGTGTTCAGTATTATAATGAGAATGATATTCTACTTATTGATACTGTTGAACAGGGAACTGAACATGCTGAATTTGTGAAGATTACACGTCTACCACAAATTAATACTACACCATACTACATTGAGGTTCAAAGACAACCATTTGGAACTTTATCAACAATAAGCACAGAGCATCCTGATACAACAAACATTTATAAGTGTACTGTTCAGTTTGATGCTACATGGACTACTCAAATTATTGATGGTTCTGGAACAGAAGATAATGTTTACTTATCACAATTTGGTGGAGTATTAACGGGTTCTGATAGTCGTCCTGTGGGACAACCTGGTGACTACGTAATTATTTCTCGTCCTTCTAATGGTAGTGATGGTGAAATATTTGAACTCAAGACTACATTAGATCAAGTTGCGAAAAAATTCTCCGTCAAAAATGGTTGTGATACTAATTCAGAAAACACATTATTTGAAGTTGATTCTGTAACTGGTGCAGTAACTATAAATGGTGATCAATCATATACTGGTGGTCTTACATTAAATGGTACATGTTCTACAGCATATCAGAATCAAACCACTAATAAGAAGTTAACTATAACAAATGGAAGTGGTGTTAAAACCTTTGAAGTTGACACCTGTACAGGTGACACAACTATTGGTAATGTACATGGAAATCACTTTGCTATTGCTGAGTCCTTCGGCACAACACCTGCTGCATACACAACATCAGATGTAGTTCATGTTTATAAACATGATCCACAGTCAACTAACCAGACTCTTGCTACAAGACCATTCACAACAATTGCAGCTCCTGTTGTACCAGCAACTACTAATATTCAAATTCAATCTAATTATGAAGCATTTAGTATTGGTGATTTAGTAGCAATCTATGACAGCACTCAAATTGAAATCATTCAAATTACTGCTGCACCATATGTAAGTGGATCAAATCAGTTCTTACCAACATCATCTAACGCCACATATACTAGCGGTGGTAGAGGTGTAGAAGGAACCATTGCAAATAACGCTGCTGTTGGTCTTAGTGTTGTTAAATTGAATAAATTAGGAACTACAACACTATTAGAAGATCTACCTGGTACTCGTGCATTAAGAGCACCTACAACTGGTAAGACATTTAAGGCAAGAACTCCTAACACTCTTGATACAAGACTTGAATTGGGATTAGTTAATGCTGATCTAATTCAACCAAAACTTGATTACATTCAGTTCATTAGAATTGGATCTGAATTCTTCCTCACTGATAGTGTTGATGGAGGTCTTGATGCCTTCTATCAAGTTAAGATGCCTAAGTCTATTAGGAATCCAAATCTAACTTCTACAACTCTGGTTGATTTATATGGTGGTGGTCATACAGTCGTCAATGATGACTTTACTATCAACAGTGGTGTATTTAGAATGTATGGTTCTGATAGTAAGACTTTAGTTTTATCTATTGCGAACGATGACGGACACGCAGGTGATGGATCAATTGAAGATCCAGTAACTAATACCAATGGTATGACACTTAAAGGTGCTGCCAACTTCTTTGGTAATCTTAGAATATTCTATGAGCAGTGTCAGTCAACTGGAATCTGTAATAGTGTAGAATCTATTAAGATGACAGCTCTTGAGGGTAGTATATTCTTAGGTGAGAAATATTATCAGAAGGGTAAGGTTCTTGAAATAGAATCTTCATCTGATAAGATGTTCCAGATAGATAACCTTGGAAGTGCTGGTGCTGGTGGTACTACTGGTCCTAAAGACTTTACAATCTACCATAACAACGCCATTGATTCATTCGGTATTGAAAAATATTGGACAGCAAATGGTGGTAGAAGACACACATATGTTGCATTTGATATTACAACTGGTATAGGTCAGCAAGAAACTAACCCATTACAGGTTAACAATAACTATCTGATCAATGCTACATCTGGAAGCAATATGGTTCTATATCTACCAGATAATCCACAAACAGGAGATATGATTAGATTTACTGAACTTAGTGGTAATCTAACATATAATACAAGTTTGATTATTAGAGCGAAGAAGATTAACGCAGTTGCTACAGCAATACAAGGTGATACAACTGGATCTAAACTTGATGCAGGTGCAGGTCAGACAAGAACAACAGCATGGGATTCTGGTGAATTAGTTGTACAGACACGCAACAGTGCATTTGGATTAGTCTTCGTTGGTACATATGATATAGAGGGATCTGCATCACAGCAAACAATACCAGCTTCACTAAGAGGTTGGTGGTTAATGGAGTTATAATAAATGGCAGTAAAATACGATTCAATAAAAACAATGAGAGCTGCCAAGATTGGCACTATCATGCCTTGGGGTGGTGATGGAGGAGAGGGATTTCTGGAATCCAATATTCCTAAAGGATGGATTGTATGTAAAGGTGATACACTTTCAGCTTCTGATTATCCATTGTTAGCATCAGTTGTTGGTGATACCTATGGTGGTACTATGATTGATGGTCAAGGTAATCATTATGAGTTTCCTTATATCGGTACATCAGCAACATTTAGATTACCACAATTATCTAATACTGTGCTAATGGATCTAGAACCTGCAAATTTACAGGATCCTAAGTATCAACAAGGACAGTCAGATGCTGCCACTATTATAGGAAATAGAGTTGCAGATTATGGAGAAACAAATCCAGTATCAACAACATATCAAGCAACATCTGATATTGACTTTCAATTAAATCTTGCTGGTAATTTATATTTTAAATTTTCTGGATTTACATTAAGTGCTCCAGATTTTTTAGAGACAGTATATGTTCTTAATCGTAAATTAGGTATCAATCATACACCACCACATAGTCACCCTGATACACTTCAATCTGTTCAACCAAATGCCACAGGACCTATGGTATTCAGAACAGACCAAGGTGTTTCAATGACTGGTACTGCAACAACAAATATATGTGCTCAGACTAGAGGTCCTAATACATGTGCTAATGCTGCTGCTCAACCAGTATCATGGCAGAATGGTGCAGTCAATACAACATTTTATGGTGATGAACAGCATGAGTGGACATTACCCATAATGGAAAGATTTTATGAATTTACTAATGAAGCTGGTTTAAATTATTGGAGTCATGTTCCAGCTGGTGCAAGTAACTGGAGAGGAATTAATAGAGGATCAGGTCAAGAAACTCAAACATATACTCAGAATGTATTTGGTCAAGGAAACACTTCCACTATTAATAACACAACACCAATAGATACGCATAAAATGCCAGCACACGTTGGTATGTTTCCAAGACCAATGGAAAGAAGATCTAGATCAAACTTCTTTGGATATGATGGACAACCAAGACCTGCTGATGCTATGGCTGATGATCCAGAACATCCAAATGCAGCATTTGAGGTTACTAATGTAACTCTTACTGCTACAACAAACCAAATTACATTACCAACAGGTACTAGCATCGCTAGAACTTATGGTACTGCACCAAATACATGGACTCAGCATGATAAAATTACTCCATTAATGTTTGTTACTGTAAAAGATCCTACTAAGAAATATACTTACTGGACAAATACTGGTGGTTCACAAGTACAGAAAGTTGAATATTCTCAAGCAACTGACCAATATACAATCACTGTAACTGATCAATTAGGAACAGTTGCTGGTACAGAGACTTTAGTATTCAGACATGGTGCATGGCCGATGTCACTCAATCAGGGTAAAGAGAATAAAAATCCTTTGGAGCAAGCATTTAGAGCACATAATCATGGTAGTTTTGAGATAGCTCAAGGTATTGGTTCAATGACAGGTCCTCCATCACATACTGCTGATAATGCAAATGGATCTTCATTGCAGGCAGATAGTCTTGAAAATGCTCTAAATATTTCATGTGATACTACACAACCTTCGTTAACTATGACATTCATAATCAAAGCATACTAATGGCAGTTTTATACAGTAAAGAAAGATCTAAGTATGGTAATTTAACAGGTCAAATTATAAATTGGCCAGTTGATTATAGTGGATTACCAGATGATGGAGGAAATAAAAATAATTTACCCGCTGGTTATTTAAAATGTGATGGTACAAAGTATTTTGCAGCTGACTATCCACAACTTGCTGCTATTTGTGGTATAGGATCTAATTGTAAATTTATTAGAAAAAATGCAGATGGCACTGCCTTTGATACTTTGTTAGACACACAATTTATGGTTCCTGATATGGGATCTAAATATGCAGAACCAACTTCAGGTGCTAACGCTGGTGTGTATAATAATATAAGATTAGATAATGCTTTAGGTAATGAGTTTAGTAGATCTGGTATTGGTATTGAAGCACAGTCTGCTATTGGAAGTCCTGTTAACATAGAATACACAGGACAAATTAATGTTCCTAGTCAAGAGATTGAAGTTAAAGGTAAACCATCATGGACATATGCTGGTGCAACTCATTATACTGACACAGAGGGTGTTGAGGAGAATGCTATTCACCCACATTCACACTTTCATAATGCTCGTAGAGTAAGAATATTGACCACCAATGAAAATAGCAGCAATGAACCAGAGGTGCAAGGATTTGCTGGATACAGGAATGCGTCAACAATTAATACACAAGATTGGTTGGATGCTACTGTAAATGGTAGTGGACAACCTGGTAGTGGTCAAGAACAATGTCGTACTGGTCGTTGGTGTCCTGTTTCTCCTTGTGGAAATGCAGTTAGTACTCAGTTAGCTGGATTACAACAAACAATTTATTGGGGTCATTGTATTCAAGGAGGTTGGGAACCAGGTGGTAATCAATACACATACCAATGTCTCAATAACCAACAATATACATTAGATGGTGGAAATATAAATGGATCACCAGATGGACAAAATACTGCTTACTATGCCAATATGCTTAATGCTCCTATAATTGGGGTATGTATATCTATTGGTGGTGGAGCTTCAGCAACTCATAACTTTACTGTTCCTGTAACATATGCAAATGGATTAAATGGCGTACCACTTGATTCTAATAGTGTAAGTTTACATGATGTTATGCCTTTACAATCAAATTTTGAAGTCACTGAGAGTAGAGTAGTTCCTGACGTACAGAATAATGAAACTGATACTATAGATTTAGCTCAACCAAGTGGTGATCCAACATTACATAATCATCGTATTGATTTGGTAAAAGGAGATCATACATATAAAGTAAAGACAAATGCTATTGTTGTTAGTCCAGAAAATTTATCAACAACAATGACTATAGGAGCTGATGCATCAAGATCAATTGACTCTGCAACTGCTCCATTTATTGTGATGGAATTTCTAATTAAAACATAATCATGACACAAGCATATAGAAATGCTAGACAGGGGTATTTAACAGACCTTCTTACAGATACTACACCTATCGGTTCTATCGTAACTAATCTCAAGGCGGGTCAAAATTCTTATGATCATAGTTTTGTTAAAGCAACCGCTAGTGCCTATCCAAATTTAACTGAATCTTCTGGTAATGCTTATGTTACAGGAGATGATCCTGCATATACACACGAGGGATACTTATATTGTGATGGGAAAGAATATAATATAGGTGATTATCCAGGATTATATGAAATTGTTGGCACAAAATATGGTGGAAGATCTAGTAATGGAATTGATGTAGTTACTGGTGGGTCAGGATACACAACATCTTCCGCTGTTACAATAACTGCTGCACCTACTGGTGGAATCAATATGGAAGCAGAAGTTGGAGCTGTTGATTCAAATGGAAAGATTCTTTATTTAAACATTAAAGTCAGTGGTAATGGATATACTTCAGTTCCTACTGTGTCTGTAGCAGGTGGAACTGGTGCTACATTTGTAGTAAGAATGACTTCCTTAACTGCTCAAGGTGGAGCAACATTACTTCCTATTAACACTGCTAATGTAATGGACAATTGGGGTGATCCATACTTAGGAACATTTAAAGTTCCTGATTTGATCGCTAAGAAAGTAGTTGGTAACGGTCCTGTATATGGTAATAATTCTCCTAATGTAGGAAATGTTAGTATCACAACAGGTACTACAGGTGGTGCATGGTATCTTGATAAGGATCAACAAGATGAATTTTTCTCTTTGGGTACTATTGTTACAAGTGGATATGATCAAGTAGTTGAGTCCACTGGTTGTACAATTATTGGTAGTCAAGATGTTACCATATCAATGAGAGAAAGAAAACTCTCTGGTGTCCCTCAACATAGTCATATTGTATATCATTCTACACCTGGTGGTTCAGAATGGGTTGGTGGTGCTAGTGGAGACAGATATTTACAGGATTATAGACCATCAACAGGAAGAGTTACTAGATGGTATCCAACTGGTGATGGTATTGTATTGACACATAAACATGGTCTTTTGAGACAACCTCTTACAGATAATACAGTAGCAACATATGATGCTCTTGATTTTGCAGGTGGTGCTGGTGGCACAGGTGGTACTGCTGACCCCACAGCACAATTTGCAAGTGGTGCTAATGAACCTGGTGATTATTATCTTGCTTCTGGTAGTGGATCAGGATCTTATGAATTTCAGACTACCATACCAAACCCAATAATGAAACCTATTCTTACCACTACACAAATAGGTGGTAAATTATCTACAACAGGTGGTACACCAATATTTGATTTTAGTAACGAATTTGAATACACTAATCCTGGAACATATACTATTGATTTAACTGCTATCACTGGTACTTTTGATAGATTGACATATACATTAACTGGTGGAGGTGGATCAGGTGCTGCTGGTACAACAGCAGGTAATGATGGTCAAGAGAGTCATATGAAGGTTGGTGATGGATCAAAAATATTTTTAAGAGCTCTCGGTGGATCTGGTGGTGGTGCTACCAGTGGATTACAAGGTGGACAGGGTGGTTCTGGTGGAGCAGCACTTAACAATGGTAGTGAAACCGCAGCTGGTGGATCAACAGGTCAACCAGGTCAGGCAGGTCAAGCAGGTAATTCAGGAAATGGATGGCCATATTTAGATTATCCAGCAAATCCTAATGGTGGTGGTGCTGGTGGTGCTCAAACTGGTTCATATAGTGATGGTAGTGCAGGAATAAATGTATTGGTTGGTGGACAGAGTGGTTCAAGTACTCAAGATTTTACTAGTGATGGTACTTTTAATTTAACTGGTATTACAGGAATTACTTCACTTGAATTTGAATTACATGGTGGTAGAGGTAGTAATTCATTATATGGTAATTTACCAGGTGGTGCAGGTGCTAAAATTAATATCTCAGTAAAACAAAGTGAATTAGCAAACTTTACAACTGCATCATGGACATGTCAGATAGGTAGTGGTTATGCAGCTAGTAATAAAAACAAAAGTGGAGCACAAACATCATCTTCTGGTGATGGTGGTGGCGGTGGTAATGGTCATAATGGTGCTCATGGTGGTGGAGGTGGTGCTGCAACAGCATTATTAAGAAATGGAGCTCCTGTTGCTGGTGCTGGTGGCGGTGGTGGTGCTGGTTCTAATGGATATGATGGCGGTCCAGGTCAAGGTGGACAAGGTAATAATCTTGGAGGTATTCAAGGAACAACTCAAACACTCGGAATGGGTGGCGGTGGAATAGGTGGTAATTATGGATGCATCGGTGGCGGTGGAGGAGGAGGTGGCGGTGGCTGCGGTACTTCTGGTCAGTTATTTGGTGGTGTTGGAAATGGTGGTGGATCTGGTGGTCAAGGTGGTGGACCTGGTGGTGATGGAGGTCACGGTGGTGGTGCTGGTGGTAACCAAGGAATTTCATCCTACTCTCAAAATTATTTCTCCACTGGAACTCTTACTGACTCTCCCCTAGTTAATGGTAAAGCTACAATGGTAGTTAATTACAATAATGATTATTGGACTCCTGGTGGAGGAGGTGGAGGTGCTGGTGGAATCTGGTCAGGATATGTATCCTTCGCAAATTTAGGTAATCCTGCATCTATTGAAGTCAAGGTAGGTCAACCTGGTCAAGGTGCATCAATGGGTGGTCAGACAACAGGAACTAGTAATAATGGTGGTAATGGATATGGTAAAGTGCAACTTGGTATCATTACTGGATATGATAATCCACAACAAATTACAACTACAGATGCTTTGATTAAATCAGCATCATTTAGTAATGTTATTGATGATATTACAATTAATACTAATGGTGCTGGTACTGGTGTCGCTGGTGGATTTAAACTTCCAACCGCAGATCCAATTGTATTAATAAGTGGTGGTGGTGGAAGTGGTGCAACTGCAACACCAGTTATGACAAGTGGTTTAGTTACTGGCATTACTGTGACTAATGGTGGTTCTGGATATACTGAGACACCATATGTTTATGTTTTAAATGGACAGAGTGGAGGAACAATCGCTACTGCAACACTAGGAACTGGAGGTAACTCTGATAAAGTTGATAGTATTGCTGTTGCAACTGGATCATCCACAGCATATACAAATTATGTTTTATTTGGTGGTACGCATAGTCAAACATCTGTTGGTGCTAAGACAAGATGGATAGAGTTGATGCCACAAGATACATCAAATGCCACTCATTTCTCTATTAAGGCAGCAAGAGGTAATGGTGTAAATGGTGGTGACCCATCAGAAGAGTCATTACAGGTATATTATTCAACAGCTGGTTCTCCTACCACTTGGGTATTGATTGATACTATTATTGCAGGAAGAACCACAGCAAGATCTGATCCTTTTCTTGGAAATGTGCCAGCTGTTGATTTGAATAATAACTGGGATGGTGCTGCTGGTGATACTAAATGGTATACTTATACTGTTACATTACCACAGAATGCAAAAGCAGCAGGTACAAATTTCAAAATAGAACAAGTACGTGCTGATGCATCATCTACAAATGATAATGCTGGTAATACAGACCACTTTGGAATTTGTGAATTTATATGGTGGAATGGTAAGGCAACTACCTTAGTATATGTTCCCACTGCTGGTAAAATTCTTAAAAATAATGTTGACTCATTAACATACACTGTTCAGGGTGAAGTAGGACCATCTATCACATATAGTTCTGGTCTTGGTTGTAGTGATGCTACATTAACATTAAAAGCAACAACTAAAATTGAACCACAGGCAACTATTGATCCAGATATAGATATACCATTGCTAACGCCTTACAGAACATGTAAATACTTGATTAAAGCATATTAACTAAATAAGACGGAGACTATAATTAGAAAATGTCAGTACCAGTATTACAAGTGCAATTGGATGTAATAGCACAAGAATTATCATATATGGGAACATCAAAACCCATTCCAGAAAGTTATTGGAAAGACACTTTAACTCCTCTACTTTATCCTGACTGGGATAGTGATAAGGATAAACTTATAACATTTAGTTACTACAGTGATAGTAATAAGTATATTGCTGCACGTAGGAAGTATGTAAGAAACTTCAAAACTAATACAGATGAGTGGCAAGACTATGAGATGGAAGCTGTTGACAATGCCAAGGCTACCACTCTCAAAGATAAGTTGATTGAAGGATGGTATTTACTTGACTCCATTGAAAATACTAATTTTCAAACAGAATTGGCACAAATGTATGCCAGACAAACAACTGTTACTCCATTAAGTGTAAGACTTGCGAGGAATTTCTTATTAGATGAATCTGATTGGGTAATGTGTAGTGACTGTCCATTAAGTGCTGATGATAAAGCATTGTATGTTACATATAGAACTAAATTGAGAGATATTACTAGCACTCCTGAGTTTTCTGGTAATGCAGAAGGAACTAAGTTTCCAATATCACCTGAGTTTTACAATAAAATCTACAAAATAGAGAATCCATCTAACGCATATCTTGCAACAGATGATCAGTTCTTACCATTATCAAATCATTATCTCAAAGAGTTTAAAGATAAGATAGCACATTTCATGTTATTGAAATCACTGACACAAACTAATTACTTCAGTCAACTCATTGCTGAATATCAAATAAGTAAATCAGCTACCTATAATGCTACTGATGACATGGCAAATACATATGATAAGACTGAATTTTTGAATCTAATAATTCAACAAGCACAAAATGAACTAGGATCATGATTATACAAGGAAACGAACTATCTTTATTTGACTTGGTATCTTATTATGCCAATAGGAACCAGTGTGCATGTTTGTATTTCAATCTAGACAAATATAATAATCTTGATGCCACTAAGAAAGCAACTGTTACAACGTATTACGAAGCATTTGTGGATGACTACGTTATGGATATAATAAAGCAAGGTGGCATATTCAATACTATCAAATTTGATGATGAAACTGCTGCTGCTATCAATGCAGGAGCATGGTTTCCTAAAGAATCTCTCTGCCCAGATGCAGATCATTATATTAAAGCATACGTAGTTGACCCCTATGGTGACATATCTTGGGAGAATTCACCCAAATCATAGGACACTATAACAAACTGTCACACACCCCCTTCACAGGGGGTATTTTAATGCTATAATAATATTATAATAAACAAATTACATCATGATCAAAGTTGGAACTAACGTCAAGTCAAAAATACATGATGATCTTACTGGTCATGTTGTA